GGGGGTACGGTAGTATCAGATAGCTTGTTAAAGTCTCTCCTGGCGCATCCTAGAGAGTTTTTTCCGGCGAAAAGTGAGTAAAATCACGCTTTTTATGAAGCTTGCCATTTCCAGACGGTTGTGGTAGGATTATAAAAACTTAACTATGAAAGGAAACATGAACACAAAATCAAACTTCAATTACGACAAAGATATGTTATATGCTGAATTCAAACAAGCAAGTGAGAAAGACGCTAAAAACAAGACAAACAAATACGGCAACCGTATCAAGTTTTTCAAAGACCATGTAGCATTAAAGAAGACCAATCCAGAGGTCTATGATGGTTTAGATATTAATTTTGACAATCTATTAATCGCATGGCAAGCACCAGACCCTAGAGATTATTTCTATAAGAAAGTTTTTGGTATGAGTTTCGCAGAGAAACAAGCGAGTGATAGAAGAGAGATTGACGCTGAAGTTGCCGAAGACAGAAAGAAAGCGTCAAGAAAAAAAGAAACTTTAGAAGAGGTACAATTAGCATAATGGCTATACTCTATACAAACAATTCAAGTGGTGCTATTCGTAGGTTGAGAAGAAAAAAACCTACGAAAGCATATTTAGAGGCATTGCAAAAACATATCAAGTATCTAAAAAAACTTGGTTTTGATTGTGATGATAAAGGTAGAATTAAATTGACAACTGATGGTAGATATACAATTGATGTTGCAGAAAGAACAATGCCAGTTGAGAGAGAACAAACTCTATCAGATGTACCAATGTCAAACAAAATTGGTGCAGGTGGGACTAAACCTGACAATTCTTGGAAGATAGAAGCAAGTAAAAACTTTACTATCGTACCGGCATATAACAAGGGTCCTTATATGGTGGTGAATAAAAGTGACCTAAAAACAGCGGGAAGGAAAGTATGAAACTAAAAGAAACAATAATGATAGCAATAGCGGCGTTGGCGTTTATGTTGATTACAGGTATTGCTAAAGCAGATACAAAAACAATTACTCCACAGGAGTTTGTTTCAAATGTTGCCGAAGTACCAGGTAAAGTTGGTAATTGGTTTACAGGTGAAGTAGAAAAAACAAAAGAATATCAGGCAAAGAGTTGGGCAGACATGAAAACTAAATGGCCTTTTACAATGTTCAAGAAAAATGATACACAAAATTAGTGCATTTTGCGATAAGATAGATACTATCAAAGTGATGGCTGACAGGTTGCGTGATATGAAATACGGACCTGTCAAGGCGTCAACACCTGAAATTGATAATATGATACAATCTATTCAGGCTGATTGTCTGTTAGTAGCTAATGATAAAGGGACTTATGAAAAAAATAATTATGGTGATTATTCTGGCATTGACCATGACAGCGTGTTCATCAATGAAAAAAAATGAAGAAGGCAAATATGAAATCAATCCAATCGGTACTATTATTAGGACTATCATTGGTGTTCCTGACCAATTGCAGCTCCGTTAGTAGAACGCAAGTTGGTGCTTTATCTGGTGGTGCAACAGGTGTTTCTGCTTGTGTCGCTATGGGTGTTAATGACCCTTATGTTATGGGTTTATGTACACTTACAGGTGCATTTGCAGGTGCCGAGATTATGTACAATTCAGATTATGATGTTCACAATGCAGTATTCGTAGACCATTTAAATAATGGTCCTCAAGGTTCTAGTTTTACAAATTGGTATAATAGTAAAACAGGAAATAGTGGCATAATTAAAGTCACAAAATCATATCAAGAAGGACCTATCAAGTGTAAAGATTATGACGCTACGATAGATATAACAAACCAATGGCCTTTGTTAGGTGTTGGTAATGTAAATAGAAAGGTAGTCTTTGGTACGGCATGTCAATTGCCTGACGGAAGATGGATAGAGAAACCAATAAGATGATACAAACATTAGATTTAAAATTACCATATGTAAGATTGCCATTTGCCAATCACGATAAAGTTAAACAACCTATATTAGATTGTATTGATAACTGGAATGATGGTGGTATAAAACATATAGATGAATTATATGAGAATGACATTTACAAAACAGATTGGAATATGTCAGAGAATTTAGATATAGAGTGGAAAAAAATATTATTTAATTATAATTTTCCAAATGCATTGAATGAATGTGTAAATGCAATAGGTTTTGGTAGTGTACATATTCACAATCTTTGGTTTCAACAATATACAAAAGGCAATAAACACGATTGGCATACACATGCTCATAACTATACAGGTGTTTATTATCTTGAAATGAGTGACGGTTCGCCAGATACAGAAATTTATGATGGTGACAAGGTAATTAAACCAAAAGTCCGTGAGGGAGAATTATGTATCTTTCCGAGTACGATAATTCATAGAGCACCTAGTTTTCAAACAGATGACCGTAAGACCATTATTTCTTACAATATAGAATTAAAAGAGTTTTTACCTGAAAAAATAGATAAATTGAACTTATATGGCAAATAAAGAGAAAATAGAACAATTAAAGAACGAAAAGAGAACATTGGAAGAGCAATGCGAGTTTGAGACAAATCAATCCAGACTTGCCATTTTAGAAGAAGAGATATATAATATAGAACATAGTATTAGGATTTTGAATGGACCCGAACTATCATAAAATTATGAAATATTTAACAATGACATTAATATTGATTTCTGTAATGTTATTAACTGGTGTCGCTCTTGGTGAAGATAAGATATACCACCAAAAGATTGTACCAATAGAACCTGAAAAAGTCAATGGCCAATATTGCTTTATCCGAGTTGTGATAAAACAAGAAGGCGATAACATTGTTAAACAAGAAATTCTGGAGTGTGCTGATGGTCGTAATAAATTTGACGGTCCGAGTTATTGGGAACTATTTGCTCAATTCTATTACAGAGATGTTGCTACTCCTGAATATTGCCGATATTATTCTCGGCCAAATCATGTCTTCAAAAGTCATGGAAAGACATGTTTAAAAACAAACGGTGAATGGGAGGTACAATGATAAAGAATATCATTATAATCGCTCTGTTTCTTGCGTTGGTAACAGGTGTATCTAGTGACGAGGCAATTGCCTATGTACAACTGGCGCTTGACAAAATGCAAGAGATGTTATATTATGTAAAGGAGAGTGTGTAAAATATGAATAAACTAATGAAATATACTATGATTGGTGCTTTAGCAATATCGCTAGGTGCTTGTTCTAGTAAAAACTATACTATCAAAACAGAAAAGAAGGATAATCTGAATACCGTACCGGCGTGGTACATGGCAGATATTGACGAGCAAGACGCTTGTGACCTTAAATGGTTTGATAAGTCAGATAACGACAAAGTGTGTATCTATGGTGTTGCTACTGCTGTAAGTCCAGATTTACAACTTGCTATTGAGAAAGCAAAGATGTATGCAAAATCTGAAATGGCGGATATCATCATGGGTAAAATGAACAAACAATCTAAACAATTCATAACTGAACTTGGTAAGACAGAAAGTAAAACTATCGTATCAGAGGTAGAGAGTGTTTTAGTCAATGTGATTAAAGATACTCCTGTAAGAGGTTATGAAATCTTTGCTCAAGATGTCACATTAACAACAGCTGGATATTATAGAGCATGGATTGGCTTGAGACTTCCTCTAGGTAAGTACAACAAAATGTTTAATTACAATATTGAACAGGCCGTTGACGCCTATAATCTCAAAGAGAAAGCAAATGAAGCCTTTGAGAAAGTAATTGAGAATGACGATAACAATTTATAGTAAAAACAATTGCGTCTTTTGTAGCAAGGCCAAACATATGGTGAAGAACCTTGGCCTTGAATACGAAGAAAAAAAATTAGAGACCTTTGAAAGTCCAGAGAAGTTTCTTGAAGACATAGGTAAACCAGTAAGAACTATGCCTCAAATCAAAATAGATGGCAAACTAATCGGTGGTTATAATCAATTAGTAGAACATTTTGCTGATAAAGGTTTAGTCAATTTTAAAGGGGAGAAGATAGTTGAGTGATGATAATATCATTTTGTTTCCAGAGAACAAGATTGTTAGACGAGACCAAACAGGCAAGTCGCCAAAGGAATCTAAACAAGTTAGACAGAAACAAACAACACAATATGTCGAAACAAATATCGACTTAATTGCTAGACAGATATTACAACAATTTGTAGATATGGGATTAAAGACAACATCTTTAGACTTTACAAAAGACCTTGCATTGACAATTGATTGTTTAAGAGGATTAGTTTACAGAGACTTTGGTGTAAAACACCCTGCTCAAGATTTATCTTCAAAGATGGTGACAATACGAAAAGACCTTGACGGCAATCAATCTGCTAAACTGAATTATCAAGAGGTTTTAAACTTAAAGAAACCTATTAAAACAGAACCTATAAGTGACGATACAAAATTTGAATTAGATGATATTAACAACCCTATTGATTTTGAACCAGATTTTGACCCCGATAGGCATTAAAAGAATTCTAATGGCGGACTATTATAATACGCTCTGTCCATTGAATAGTTGGAGAACTTTAAACTTGTTGAAAGGAGTTAAACACTAATGTTTAATTTTATTAATAATATCTTTAAAGGAGATAATAATATGGCTAGAGCCAAAACTACAAAAACTGAAAAGGTAAGAAACCTTTTCTCTAAAGGCAATGATGTTTCTTGGAAAACTTTGAGAAACAAATTTGACCTA